ACCACTCTTTGACAATGTTTGCAAGTAAAACTTGGTGCTTCAAACAAACCTTTTCCAGCCCCCATTGGTAAACCTGCCTGTACTATTAGTTCATCAGGTACAGGTGCCCCATGACGATGATCCATCATGAAATAGCCTTCTTGGTCGCGTAAAGTTTTCATAGACATACCTGAGACATTAGAGGGACCGAAGGAAGATAAGAATAAGGTATTCCAAGAGTGTAATAATGCCCAGTACTGCCATTAACAGGGTCAGTAAAAGTAGAACTCCCGTTACTTTCTGGACCTATCTGCTGAGATTCTACTACCATTGACATATTAGTAGAAAAAACAGTGGACGCCGCCGAAATAATAGTGGTGCCTCCAGTTCCAGAAACTACGTTTGCAGGGGGAGTTTGGCCGCAAAAATTAAACCCTATCATTAAATAAGGCCCACTATTTACAAAATAAGCCCCCGTATTAACTGATTTAATAGCATCTGTAGCTGTACCCGGAAAGGTATAAATTGCAGAGTAATTATAAGTAACCCCACTAATTTGAGATATACTATACACACCAACTGTATTAGCTATCTCTAAAATTATAATACCCGCGTTAGTAACTGCTGTAGTATAATTTACAGTTACAGTATTACTACCAGAAACAACCCTGTCACTGTTTTGTACCATATAGTAGGGAGTCCCAGATGGATTAAGAGTAGTACCCCTTAAATTAGATATTTGGGAATAATTATTCCCCGAAGTATCTGTAATATTATTAAACTTGTCAATTGCTACGCCATTGTCAAATACACCAAGAACTAATATAGAGCTACCCGCTTGGACAGAACTAGGAAATGTAGCTGATATACTAGATACTGCACTAGCACTAAAATTAGAAGCCAATTGAGCTACAACAGTGGGTAAACTCATAATCTTATCCTATCCATTGCTGGCCAATAGGAAGTGTAGCACTAGTAAAACTTATAAACCCGCCCGCCGTGCTATTGGCTACACCGACCGGCGTGTTCTGAATCGTCCACGTCTGAGAGCCTGACGCGCTATACAGGTAGTACGCGAACGTGTCAGCGTTCTCGACTAGATCGAGATCGACCTCGCCCGTATAAGTACATAGGCCCCATACCGAGCCAACGGGCGCCAAGGTATTGAGGCCGGGTCCCTGCCCGAGTTCTAGGTTGCAGATCGTGATGCCAGACGTGCTGATAGGCGAGGGGCTAGGCGATGCAGTGAAATGATCCGGGCAAATGAACGTTGACACACTTGTCGCCGGCACCAGTACGGAGCCGCCGAACGTCGCGGACAGCTCGCACGTCGTCGAACTCAATCCGGCCGCGATCACGAAGTAGGGCGTGCCGTTCGAATAGTTCGATGGCGTCGCGTCCTGGATATAGACCTTATCCCCGGCCGCGAAGGACTGCGCTACTGTGGTCCACACACCCGTCGATGTGTTCTGCGAAGCGGATTGGAAATTTACCGCCTGATTGTTGGCGAGGGAACTGTCGTATGGCGACGGCAGCGCGTTCGCCATATCCAGGAACCGCCACGACAGCGTCGGATCGCCCCCGCCGCCATTGATCCATACCTCAATATTTGGGTTCGGCACCGTGTTCGGGCAGAACCACACCCCGGCCCCGGCGGCCGACTGGGTGTAGGAGTTTCCATCGCTGTCGGTGACAGCGGTCAGATTAAGGTTCGGGTCGGTAGAGACGAGCACGCGCAGATTGCCCTGGGCCGCGACCTGAAGCCGATAAACCCCACTCGCCGGGTAGGAGATCGTCGCGAAGTGGTGGCGCGAAGCGAATCGAATCGTAGAAGTTGGGGCCGTGCCAGCTCCAGTAGATAGTTTCAGCGCTACTGCTAGGCTGTTCCAGTTATCTCCAGTCTCATTGACTGAGATAATGGCGGGAGCGATAGCAGCGCTAGTTGCTTGCACGGTACCAATGACCGCTTTGGGAAGGCTGGTATTCGCATTTGCATTCCAGCCGATATCAGCATTCAGGATCGTTTGATTCTGGCCGGGAAAAACGGCCGTCGTAAGGTTGCTTGGGTTATTGTCCGCCTTGATGAAGTACGACCAGACGAAGTTGCCGCCGTTGGCATTGTTGTTGCCTGGCGTGAAGCTCGGCACCGCGGTGCTGGTCGATGGCGTTGCACCATTGCTCGATGTGCCGTTCGTGACGCTCGCTGTCGCCACACCGTAGAGTTCGGTGACGACCATGTTGAAAATCTTCGACGGGACCGTGCAGGTTCCGGTGCCAGTGCCAGCACCGGAAGCCGTGAACAGGGTTCCGACGACATAGCCGGCCGGAGCCCCGAACGTTGCCCAGTTCGTCGTGCCCAGCGTGGTGATGGTGTAGTTGTTGCCACCCACCATCGCCGTCGCCGCAATGGGCGCATTAAGGTTCAGGGTGATGGAGTCCTGACCGCCCGCGATATTCTCTAAGACATAGACATAGGCATCGTTGGCGCCGGCACCGAGCTGCGAGCTGACCTTCTGACTCAGGTTACCGTTGACCGCGCTGACGACGCTCGTGATCGTCGTGCCGCCGTCGACCTCGAAACCGACGACCAGCGTGTTGCCAGCCCCGCTCGGGGCCGGCAGCGGGTACTTGAAATTGTTGCCACCGATGTTCCGACCGGACGGGTTGCCGCCGCCGCCGAGATGCTGATAGATATGCCCGATGCTGGTGTTCGTCGGCGCGAGCACCAACTCAAGCGCGAACGATACCGTGTTGCCGCTGCCGACTACGTTGGCATTCGTGCTCGCCCAGCTCGATACGCCGCCGTTCGTGTCGTGCAGCGCCGCCTGACTCGTCGCCACGATGGACGTGACGTTCGTCATGCCAGATGGGGCGACCGTCAGCGTCTGGGTCGCGTTGGAAGCCGCGACAAAGCCTACGATCCAGTCGTTGCCGCTGAAGCTGTCCCCGAGCGTCAGGGCCGGAAAGTTGACCGTGGCCGTGGTCGAACTGCTGCTCGCCGCAGCACCGACACGGATGGTGTTGTTGGCAGAGGGCCGGTAGAGCGCGCAGATCAGCTGGCTGGCGTTTGTCCAGGTGCCGCTGAAGTCCGTCGTGATCGTGCAGGAAGCCGAACTCGATGGTATCTTGACCGCGCCGCCCTTGCTCGCCGACAGCTCGACAGTCGTGCTCGTCAGGTTCGTCGCGATGACGAAGTACGTCGTGTTCGCCGCAAAGCCGCCAGGTATCGACCCTGTGAGCTGCACAGCCTGATTGACCGCCAGATTGTTTGCCGCAGTCGTGAATACCCCGGTGCCGGTATTCTGCGATGCGGAGGCGAATGACCCGGTGGCGTAGCGGTACGCGAGGCGCCCTGAAAGCGCCGTCGCTGTCGCATTCGTCTTGGCTACAGGGCTGATCCATCCGGCGGGCACGGTGACAGCGGTCGTGGCCCCGCTGTGCATTGCTCCCATGATGACAATATCACCAGCTTGGGTTGTTGGGACTGTTAGGGTTGTAGCACTAGCAGTCTGCGTACCTACCCGCGTAATACTCATTACGTACTTCTTATAATAGCGTTATTTTGATTATTTGTAGGAAACGTAACAGTAAATAAATTTTGGGGCGTAATGTTATTCCCAAAAGCTAATACACACACTGACCGATTGCCCTGACTAGAATTATAAATTAATGCTCCAGCCGTAGTAAAGCTTGCTGGATTCCAAATCACAGTCGCGAAATTCAAGTATGCTATACCACTAGTGGTAGTACCATACACCGCTGGACCTACTACAGCTAGTGCCTGACCCCCAGCTGCGTACCCAACACCTGTTATTTCATTTGTCGCAGAATACGCCGTTGTTGACGCATTTAGCGTTGCAGTGGAGTTATACAAAGCGATCTTGAATGTATCCGGCGTCCGGTAAATGCTTCCAAACGCATGTACCCCACTATATAGTTCCAGTAAGAAACTATTAGTTTTCGTCTGAATAATAGCCATATTAAGTCACTGGGACTTTGACTTGTCCCTCTCGATAAGCATCGCGACGATCTTTACCATCGCCCAGCTGTTTAAGTCTCTGCATACCCGACATGTAGTTTTTCTCATACATTTCGAGTACGTCGGCTTCACCTTTCATAAAGATATACGCCTCTACTAGCGATCCATATAGCAACACTTCTGGGAAGTTATTGCCAAGCCACGAACTACCGGCAGTGACAATAGTCGTAGGGTAATAATAGTAATGAAGCTCTACAGGGTATCCAATATCCGGTGTTGGCCCTAGTATCAAAGTCTGATAATCAAACTGAGCATAATAATTAGGCGTAGCCTGCGCGGTCGGCGCTGGGTAAGCCTCACGAATATAGTTCACGTCTTTAGGCACAAGATATACATAAGCATTGGGCGACTGGGTTGTGTCGGTAATAGCTATCGAATAAGTCGCCAGCCAATCCGATGGAAGTAGCAAATACTGATTACCCGCGCTTAACGCAGCAACCTGATTCTTTCTAATCGCTGGGATCTGGACCGTGTTATAGATTCTTTGTTCGGCTGTCTGAACAAACGTAGGAATATCCGCCAAAAAAGTAGTTTCTTGGTTATTACAATAGTCCTGAATTAACTGCCATAAATTATTAGGCGAATTAACTCCAGCAGTATAGGTCAGCGGAAACGCCATTTATCATTTCCGCGCCGCACGATCCCGCGCAAAAGTATCCCGTTCGCGCTCATCTACGAGGAACTTCTTGCCTTTTTCAGCAGCCCCCGTACCCTTCATCTCCATGCGTTCCTTCTTCTTAGTACCCGGAGTCAGCCGGTTATAGACCGTGATGTCATCATTATCTATGCCCGTCTGCGGGTAGCCAGAACCGGGATGCTGGTCGTTCTTAATAGGCTGCTTGTACTTCCCGAGCGGGCTTTCGTCAAACGAGAAATACTTAAACGGCCGTTCTACACGGTGCTTGTTACCCATTTTACTTACCCTTCTGGTTCTTAGCCCGAGCCAAATTACGTCCATACTTCTTCATGGCTTCACTGGTCACACCATGGCCCTTCTTCATCTTCACTTCTTTCTTCGCTTTCATCTAAATCTCCTAACTCGCTGTAGCCGTTATATGGCCTATGGAAGTCACTGTAACCAAGGCATTCGGAATATTTAGTTCAGTACTAGGTTCATTATTTCCAACGAAATTAAATCCCCCGCCTACCGGGTTAAATCCCCATTGGCTCATCCTGCTACCCCCGGTACCATCATTACCATTCTCATAATAGCCAGCTTGGTCTGGTCTAGGATTCCTGACCCCGTAGTTATCTTCAACAGGATACATGCCAAGCTGTAACTGCGGATGATCAGGATCATAACACTCTGGGCAAGCCATTATACCCGTAATTTTAGTTTTAATCACCAAGGCTCTTAGTTCAGTAAGCTTATACCGGAACCCACAAACATCGCATTCTGCGATGCTATTTTTGCCAGAACTATATTTACTACTCATGAAATAAACCCTATCCGGGGTACAAGCCTAGTGCTGGCTTTCTCGCGATCCTCACTAGCCGCGCGCAGCCATTCCTCTTCGTACGCTTGTTTAAGCATTGGGATACGAATCTGGGCCTGCGGAATTTTCAAGGACAGATAATACGCAAGGCCAGCGCAGGCAGCGGGTAAAAACCTTGCCGGGATATCCTGCCCCTGAATACCCGTGCCAGCGTCCTGAATCTGGCGAATACGATAATATACAAACGTCCAAGTCGTTGATCCGTCTGGAATAGGCCACACTGTAAACTGCGGCGAAGGACCACTGGGCAGACTGACATTAGAGTTATTATTCCCGCCCTGACGGTTAATCCAGACTTGTATTGGCCTTCCCTGTACCAGCTTATTAGGGATAGTTATATAAGTACTCTCGGATATCCGAGTAATATTCAGGTCTTGCTGGATAACCGAACCAGAGCTGGTACGGATAATCATATCCAATAAATCTACGGTATCGTTGGGCAGATTATAGGTAGCGGTGCCCTGAACGAGAGTCACGCTATAAGGACCATCAATGGTCCACATATTAATGCCGCGATTCGCCCACTCCAGAAACATTAAACTCAGGCTACGCCGGGCTGTCCGGAAATCATAGCCTGAGCGAAGTTCTTGACCGCAGCGTTCAAACGCCTCTTCGACCAGCGTGCTGGTGTCGAGGTTAAAGTTCGTCGTACCCGATGTCGGGTAGGTGGGCGTAGTCATGGGTTTACCCCACCCTTATGGGGATTACTTCCCGTGATAGGTGCCCCGAACGTGGTCCTGATGCTGCTCATAGTGCTTCGGATGCGAACCATGAAACGGCCCCGGACTGTCAATCGGGTGCTCAATGGGCGGCGTCTCAATCCCGTCGAAGTGCTTCGGGGAATGAGGCGACTTAACCGTGCGTCCACCATGCTTAGAATGTGCCATATCTATATCCTTTTAACGAAAATTCCCACGAGTATGACCGCGCTCAGCAATACCATCACCGCGAACGCTACCACCTTTAGCATAATGATGCTTGGCGCGTCCACCTTTCTTCATAGCTACTTTCTTACCATGATGATCTTTATCTTCGCCCTTGAGGGGCCACTTCTTTTCTGGCTCTTGTTCGTTCTTCAGGGTTTCACCGCCAGCGGCGAATTTCTTAACCTTCCCGCCCTTCTTCATCTGCGGCATACCACCATCAGTAGATGGGCCGGCTGCGGCATTGGGCGGAGGCGCGGCAGACTGATCGGCCAGCGCGGCCGGGAGCCTCGGCTTTAGTGATTTCATATGTCCACCCTTCTTCATGTGCTTTCCTTGAGCCTTATCGGCTGCAACAAAATCTTTAGCTACCTTCTCACTCGGCCCACCGCCACCCGGCTTTCTCCACCCGTGCGCTGCGGCGCGCATGAGCCTAGCCTGTGCGGGGCTTGTAGACGGCATCTATTACCCGTAAAACAATGTAACAGAAGTAATATTTGTCAGTGTAACATACATATCATTATTAAATCTAATACCTTCGCCGGGTATCCAAATATAATCATTTGATGCCACGCCATCAGTATCCATCTTGAGGCGTTGGGGTCCACCGGAAGCCCCGTCGGTAATCACAATACTGCCTATAACGGCCGGGGTATCTAGCCAAATACCCTTCAGGCGCACACCAAGACTAGGACTAGTTGAACCTACTCCAGCTAGTCCAGTACTACTAAGGTATACACTCTTGACATCTGTCTGAGTAGACACATTAGTAACCTATTAAATAGTACCAAACGGCAGAATCGTAGTAGACGTAATGGGTGACACAGGCGTCTGCTGATACCACGAGCCATCCGGGAACCGAAGCGCATAATCTACAGCAATCGTAGCAGCGCCGGTCGTCGCGCCAGTGCCTGTACCAGTAAACCACGCAAGGACAAACTGATCGGTAGGCGCCGTCTGACCGTTACTGACGTTGGCCCAGTAAGCCACGTTAGATAGCGCGAACGCCGCTGAGCCAATCGTAATACCTAGCGTATATCGCCCAGTACCAATAGTCGCGCCAGTAGCCGTTACCGTAGCAATGGTAGTACCCGCCGTAGCCGAAGTAGGCGAAAGCGCAATAGTAATGGTGTTATTAGTACCCGCATTGAACGCCGTAGTAACATCAACATTGATATTATCAATGTAAGCACCAGCTGGGATAATAACAATACCAGCGGGGCTGGCAGCGTTAGTCTGCGTATAGCCTAGGTTAGAGTTCGCAGTGCTGTTGGTATAGGCAAGCGAACCAAACTGGTACGCATCAGAAACACCCATGTTTCTGATATACCCCGCAGTCGTACTAAACTGCGGGTTTGTTTCTTTCTGCGTCCCAATCGCAAAAGGACCAAAATGTTGCGCAATGTTGCCGATTGATCCAGCCATTTACTACTCCTGATCTTTACGCAACGCCGAAGATGCCCAGCGGGTCGCTCCAGCCGAAGCTGTAACGCTCGCGGCTCTTGTAGCGCACGTTGCCGGTATCAAAGTCTCCATCCATTGAGTTCTGGAGCGGGGTACGCACAAAGTGCTTAAGCCCATTCGGAACATCCGTCAACAGGTACCAACCGTGGGTATCCGTGAGGAAGTGGTTGACCTTGAAGCCTTCCGGAATGGCGCCCATCGCCTTCAGCGCATTGATATCATTATCAGTCGTACCAACACGAAGCTCGGTATCCAGAAGACGCTTAGACACGAACATCTGGTTCGGCGGAACCACCAGCTTGCGCGGCTTGCCCGCGATCAGCAGTCCGCGCTCATCCGTCCACGCGGCAATCTGAATAACGGCGGCTTCCAGCGAAGTCTCGTTCAGATCCGGAGCAGTCGAGAACGTATTGGAGTTCGTTCCGCCGTTGACCAGCGGATGAACCGTGCTAAACAGCGAAACACCATCACCACCAACCGGGGCATTCGGAACAATGCTGAAGCCGTTATTGATAATGGCCGCAGCCTTTACTTGCTTGGTATAAGCCATCGCACGCGCAAGGGACTTCGTATAGCGCTTCGAGAGACTATCATAAAGATTATCTTCGATTGCCTCTTCCGTGATCGAGAATCCTAGAGCAATCGTCTCGTGGTTATAACGAGCGGTCCAAGCTTCCTGCGCATTGTCATACGCAATAACCTGACCTTCGTTCTTTACGGGAGCCGCATTGAACCCCGACAGCTTAGTCTCTTCCTCGAAAGAACGCTCGGAAGTCTCTACTTCGTAGATTTCCTTATGCTCTTCGCCATAAGTGGCGTATTCCATGCCGAACAGCGCGTTCAGGCCGGGGAGCAGTTCCTTAAGAAGTTGTGCGCGTGAAATAGCCATTTATAAACTCCCTTATGCGCCAGTCGCGTTAAGATAAGCGTGATACCCAAAGTTCCAACCGACAACCACTTCTGGATACCCGACGAGAGTAATAGTCGTGCTGGCGGCTAGAGTAATGGCCGTATTCACCGTCAAAGTACTGCCCGACACGCTAACCACCGTAATGAGGTTAGACACGTTGGCACCAGTCGAAGTAGACGCCGTGCTGATCAGCTGCATACCGGGGATGATACCCAGAGCAGCCGAGGCACCGGGGAGCGTCGGTCCATAAGTACTAGCCGCGTTTACCGTAGTAACCGTGGTCGAAGAACCCGCCGTGCTGGCCACCGCCGTAAAGGTAATCGCCGTATCCGGGATCACCTGAACAACACGGAACGGAGCCGAAGTCGTCAACCGGGCGCCGGTACCCGTACCAGCCGTGGTTGGGATATTACCCGAGACACCCATGGCCGAATCGCCAGTCGTGGAGCTACCCGCCGTACCCGTAACCGCGAACATGTTGGTACCGACGTAGTAAGGATTCACATAACCGACCGTCTGCGACGTGTTAGAAATACCACCGCTCGGCTGAGCGATGACCGCTACGCGAAACAGCGCCTGCGGGTCATCAACCACGTAAGCCACCGCATCCTGCGCAGCCGTCGAGGCTGCCCAGAACTGGTATCGGTTTTTACCAAAGATTGGGCCACCAGTCGTGGTGTATTCACAGCCCTGAAAGATACCCAACGTTCCAGCGACAGCAGAAGTAGTCGCCGTGGTCATCGAAGTCTGGATAATGTTACCCAACGACGTAGACGTGGCACTCATAG